TTTCAATAACATTCTACACACCTTTTATGAAACGTTGATGAAATATAATTTTTTATTTTTCCAAACTATGGTATAATAATATAAGTATTATGCTTAAAGTTGTTCTTACACGATTAGTATATGATCGATTAGTATATGAGCAAGCACAGTAAGTGTACGGACACTTACGAAAAAATTGATAAAAAAAGAAGCAGTCCTCTAAGATCTGCTTCTTTTTTTATCAATTTTTAACTTGTTAGGGTATACCCTAAGACCCCGAAATACATTCAAAGGAAGATTTACCTATGGCAAATTCATTTCATATATCTATCATCTGTCCGATAATTTACTTTCATTTATAAAACTAGGATTTCTTGTGTCCCTCTCAACGACATCAAGAGCTACAACAACTGTAATTTCTTCTAAAAGCTCTTTTTGACTGCAAGTTTCACTTATTTTCTTAAAACTGAAATGCTTCACAAACCGCTTAAACTCTAGGATTTTTAAATATTCACGTTTTGTATCAACACTATACTCTCGATATGAACCGTATTCGGGAACTGATCTACCGCTGTAGCTCGCTTAACTTTATATCCTGCTGCCTCAAACACTTCCAGATCTCTCGCAAGACTTGTCGGTTTGCAACTGATATATACCATCTGTTCAACCCCGAAATCAATAATCTTGATGAATGTTCTAATTTGGTGTGTAAAAAGTCTAACACATTTGCTTGCAAAAACAATTATTAATAAATCATATCATTAAGGAGGCTGTTTTTCAAATGAAAAGAATTTCAAATTTAAAAAGAATGAGAGTTATGAAAAGGCTTCGCCAGGAAGATCTGGCGAAAAGATCCGGAGTGCCTGTAAAATGTATCGGAAACTATGAACAGTTTCGTCGCGATATAAATCATGCCCGCTTCATTACTGTATATAAATTAGCACAAGGGCTTGGTTGCGATGTCATGGATATCGTTGAAAAAAACGAGTTATAAATTATAGCAATTATCAACAAAGAAAGCCTTAAATTTTTGTGCAGATTATTGTTATAAATTACTTGAATAGTACGCTTGCCAGAGTTAATATACATACAAGCTAAAGAATATAAAAAATACATTGGAGGGTATAGAAATGAAAAATATCAAAAACGAAGTTTACAACGCACTTGCAAATATCATGTTTGAAACAGGAGCAAGCAAAGAGGATATGAATGAAGCGATCGAATGGTTTAATGAAAAATTCTATGATACAGATGAAGATAACGATAACGAGGAATCTACAGAAATGAATTTTGAAGCAGATACAAATGTATTTACTGAAGATGCTGATGAGAATCTAGTTGAAAGAAAACCAATGAAAGCAAATGAATTAGTTGCTGGGAAGAATTATTGGTGTGGATGGGCTGGCCGCGACGGTCGCTTTGTACGAATTGAAAACGTCACAAGATGTGGTTCAACTGAAAGCTACGCAGTCTTTCGCGATGATATCGGTTGCGCTATCGAGTGTAAAGTTGAAAATGTCGAGCACTGGGTTGTTGAAGCTTAGAAAGGAATGAATCAAAATGTTTAATAAAGAAAAATTAAAACAAACCATGGTTGCCCATGGCGATACGAACAAAGCACTTGCAGGCTTCTTAGGTATGACCGCATCCAATTTCTCAACAATTTGGAACGGGCGGCAGCAGTTCCAAAAAAAACATATGATTCTGATAGCTGTTCGCTATGATCTGACGCCGCAGGACGTATGGGAGATTTTCCTTCAGAACGATATCGAATCTTTAAAAAGGAGAGACTGAGTATTATTTCAGTCTCTCCTTTTTTGTTATCTTAATAATAATTTTTTCCATGTACTCTTGCCGCAGATTTTGTCTGCAGTAAGTTTATTTTTCTTCTGAAAAGCTTCTAAAGCATGCAGTGTATTTTCACCGCAGCTTTTATCAATTTCTAGCGTTTTCCCGTCTTTTCCTTTATAGCCTCTGCTTCTTAAGAGACGTTGCATTAATTCCACATCGTTTCCTACGCTTCCTTTTTTTACTGTGCTTACATTAAACATATATTTACTCCCTTCCGTCTTTTTTTTCGATCTACTTGTTTGATTGTTTTTCTTTTTGCCGGCCACGGCTTTTACAAACAGATCATGCTCTGCTTTTCTTCTTCGCGTCAAACCTCGATAGACTTTTCCGCCAGCTTTGTTATATTCCAGCATTTTCTTTGCAATTTCCGCGATTGATCTGGTTCCAGATGCTGTCAAACCGCCAATGCTTCCGATATTGTAGCAAAAGCTGACTAGGGCATCGATCTGATTCTGATTCCAGTTGTATTTCGAATTATATTTTGTAACCAGTGGCAGATATTTCTTCTCTAGAGATTTTCGAAGCCATGCATCCGCCTGCTTCTTTGTGATCACAAGACCTTGTTTGATTGTAGTTCCTGTAATGGACTTGTCCGAATTTGTAATCCCATAACCAATGGTCCAAACACCCACCTCATCTTTGTATGCTTTTAAATAACATCCTTCAAATTCTTTCACGAGCTTGATACAGTTTTCTGTGATTTTTGCCATACTTATTCCTCCTCACATTCTGGAAGACCTGCAATACTTGTCAGCAATGAAACAACACCTGCCAATGCAGCAGTGCCGGCTACTACCTTCCAGTCAACTTGTTGGATCATTTGCGCGGCAGGGATCAATGATACAGCTGTATGTGCCATTGTTTTTACTGCTCTGATCGCAGCTGCCTTCATCCATTTTTTTGTGTTTACGCTTGTTTTTAATACAGTGTTTTTAAACATAATTATTACCTCACATTCCTATTTGCTTTAGACAAACGCCAATGACAGCGCCGATTAATGTCGTAATAACGTACCCTGTTACTTGTTGCCATTTTTCGCCGTCCTTTTTTTCTAGTGCTTCCAGTCTCTTGCCTTGCTGCTCTTGTTCTCGGAACATATTCCCCATGTTAACAGCGAGTTCATGGACTGATGTTGTTAGCGAGTTCCATTCTTTGATTGACATCTCACAGAGCTCAAGCCTGCGATTTTGTCGTTCTTCTTCCTGCTCGATTCTGCGGCGGAATTCATCATGTTCTTCTCTAGTAATCCTCGATGTTGGAAAAAACCACGCCATTGTGTCCTCCTTGTTGCATAAGAAAAAGCAGCCTTGTGGCTGCTTAAATTATTCCATCAAGATTTTTTTCGACATCTTCATATTTCATTGAAAATCTATCTTTGATTGTCTTTTCGATGTCGCTTTGTTCTAATAAATTTTGTTGCTCTAGAATAATACTTGACAGAATGTTCACTGCGTTACAAAGTCTGCAAATGATTTCAAAATCACTCATAGACGTCTCCCGTGATTTCTTGGTACTGATCTTCAGTGATCCATCCATTTTTAACCGCCTTTTTGAGGCCCGCTTTTGTCAGTCTCTTTGCATTATAGAGCCTTTTTAAACGTTCGTACATTTTATTCACCTCCTAAATTCAGCACGACCAAGTCGTCAATGACACTATTCATGCTTGCGATCGTTTCCTGCTGATCAGCGACTACCTTCTGCAGAGCTTCCATTTCTGTCAGATCTTCTTCTCCTTCTTCCTGCTTCGCTTTTTCTAACCAGGAATCGAATGTTGCAGCGATTCTTTCTTCAAGATTTTCTGCATATTGAGTCTCTAATTCATACCGATCATATGTATAATATGTCTGTGTATTTTCATCTTCCATCTGCTTTTCAAATGGACCAGAGATGTTATCGTAAAGAATTACAAGACATGACTCGCCTTCTTTTTTTGGAAAAGCTTCAATTTCAAACTGCAGCTGCGGTTTTAAGTTGCTTTCTGTTTTCATGACTGATTACTCCTTTCAGTTGCTTTATATTTACATAGGGCTTGATATATTTCTCCCAGAATCTATAAGAATCTGTGGCTTTGATGTAGCCCATGTAACTAACCATTCCGGATGCATTGGTAAGAGAAATATAATCCTTTTTTGCAATGGTCCTTGCTTTTCTGGACATTCGATACACGATTTCTTTTTCTCCTCGCTGCATTCTGAATGGCTAATTTTAAATTATCCCGGTCAATCATTTTTTCAAATAAATGACCGATTCTCTTTGTGTATTTTATTTGTGTCATTGCGAATAAATGCACGACATTTTATATATCAATTAATTAGAAAATGTCAAATTTAGATAAGTATAACAAAGTGGGCGACCGGAGTAGTTCCAGTTCGAATTACCAGCGCCATTGTTGCAGTTTCGGTTGAACGGCCCCGCATTCGTGCCATTGTTCACGTTCCCGCCAGAGATCACCACCGATCGCGCGTGCATTTACTCCCTATATATTTATAGTTACTTTTTGTTGCTTACTTTAGGCTCCCGGCATGTAATGAGCCGGAAGTTATAACGGGGGAGAAATCCACCGATTCCCCTTAAAATGGTATCATTTTCGGCTTTGAGGGCGACCGGAGTAGGCCCAGTACGAAATACCAGCGCCATCGTAGCAGCGCCGGCTGAACGGCCCCGCATTCGTGCCAACGGCCACGCCACCGCCAGAGATCACCAC